CCATCAAACCAAGCGCTGCCTGGTATCTTAAGGAAGTATTCTGTAGTTCCAATCTCTTCAAAGACAGCTCGCGTCTTTCCACTGCCAGTGGATCCGTAGTACCAGAGAACCCGTGGGCGTTCAAATAATCCGTCTGGGAGTCGTACACGGGGCTTTGAGTGAAGGACGGATTGGAGAGCAGTGAGTCCTTTGTGATACTTGACAAAAGTTGCGGGGTCACTCTCCGCACAGGAGAAGATCGAGCCACCTGCTGAGATAATTGCTGCAGATGCTGCGATATCGTTTCTTGCTCCTTGACCACGCGCTGCAGGGACATCTTCAATTCTACCAATAATTTTGCGTTCGAATTCAAGATCTCTTGATTCTTCTTTTGAACAGTAAGCAACGCACTCATCTCTAGTTCCTCTGGCGACTTCGAGATGCGCTGTGGTGTTGACGGGGGCGTGGAAGATAGACCTCTTGATTCCAATGAGGGTCCTAGGCACGAGCAAACACAAATACCCTTGCAAGTGCAAGGTGTTAGTGGTTGGAGCTCGTTCGTGTTGATAGATTGCGAAGGTGCACAATTCTTCCAATTTGGCGTCCAAAGAGAGTTTTGACGCTTCAGTGGGATTGTTGACAGTGAAGCACCATTCTCTGGCTCTAGTTGATTGAATCCTTGTTGCATTTTGTTGTCTTAGCATGGAGATAAATGAATTTTTAACTTTCAAAAATTAACGCCAAATGCCGAACCAAATGAAACCCACAAGTACGGCGCCTACTTCCGCACAAGTACGGCGCGTATTCAAATTTCGCGCGCGCATGCGCGCGCGGGGTTAAGATCTTGGGAAAGCGGTCGCTACGCTCCCTTTAGGAGGAATCGGAGCTCCATCGCGCGGGGCGCTCAGTCGCAAGACTCTGATGTTGCGCGGCGTACTTGCAACATGCAGAAGTTGTGAGGTAATACTGTACTCACAACTTCATTCTCGCCTCGGCTAGATATATTAGATTATTTATTGACATCATAAATACAGATGCAAGATAAATATTTTGATGCTGAATACAATAAAGCAAAAAAAATATTTAAAAAATTAACACCTGAATTTAAAGCAGCAGAAATAAATAGAGGCATGACAAATTTAGGATTTAATAAAGGATCTCAATCGATATTTAAACGATATCCTAGATCTCGACCAGAATTTAAACGATATCCTAGAACTAAATACAAAAGCACTGCATGGAGAAGAGATGCATGGAAATTTTTAGCTAAAAAAAATAGACAACATGGAGGTACTTTCTTAAAAAATGCATTGCATAATTTTAGAAAATATTCATACATGGTAGGATGGACAGCTAAAACAGCAAAAGGCAGAGCACATGCAGCACAAAAAGTATGGAGAAAGAAATATTTCAAAAACCATAATGGTGATGTAGTATAATTAATTAATATTTACATTAACGTCTTCTATATTTTCTTCCATAAGTTCTCTTTTTATAGGTCTTCTTCTTATAACCTCCTCCGACTGTTTTGCGTGACCAAACCTTGCGTGGTTTAGCAAAAGGTTTACGATAAGAAAAAGAATGGATAGGAGTACGCCGCCCAGCAAGTTTCCAGCTAGAATATGTGCGAGCGCGTGTTGATCGAGTATAACGTGGCATTTCATCAAAGTTTATGAATGAACTTTAGAATCATAAGGTTCTACCTTGACAGAAATTTCACAGTTAAAATAATAACAAACGCAATCCCAAATAATACTATACATACTAATGGGCATAAGCAGAACTTTGTTCTGTAGTATTTGTGGTTTGTGTTAATCTAACTGTCTTATCAAGAGGAATAGTGGTTACAGGCTGAACAACTGTAGTAGGCGTAGGATAAATAATAGTATCTCTCTGCAGACAATTATTATATAAATCAACCTTACCAGGTTTCTTATAACAAGCAGCACCAAGATTCTCTACGTATTCAGCAGTGTACTGAACCTTTGCATTAGTATGAACATCAAACAAAGGCTCAGTAACTAAATCACCAGTCGTAGTATTTTTATCAGTGACCAATCTAGTCATCTTAACACCACATACAGATATGACAACAGCATAAGAATAATCATCAAAAATACCAGGTAATTGTTCAGTGGTTGTACCACCTGGAGAAGTTAAATTCAAAAATTTATAAATATTTGCAGGATCATACTTTACTCCATCTAACTTAACAGTTAAATCTCTAGAACCACCTGCAGGAAGAGCAAATGCAGTACGAGAAACTTCCTTCCAAGCTAAATTAGTTTGTTTAGTTTCCTTCATAGAAGGCAATAAGGGATACTCAGGATTAGTAACAACAGCATTTTTATCAAAATAAGTATAAGAAAAATCTCCTGATAATCCTCCAAGATCGTCAGTACCCAATTTACCAATATACTTATCACGATAACCTTCAGTAATTGCAGGAACAATATTACTTAAAGGATTAGCATTAGCACCTAACTGACCATAAGAAAGAGTAGTAGGGTCTACAGGAACATATGCAGCATATCCATTATTAGAGCGTGCATTTTTCTTCATACGATAAACAATAATTTCAACACGAGCACCTGTGCTTTCTTTATTCATGAAATTATATTTAACATGTCCACCCTTTAAAACCGCTTCGAAACGATAATTAGAAGGTTTAGTACCTTGATAAACAGTCGTATCGATTTCGCTAGGTTTTAAATTGTTTATTTCAATAATACTTTGTCTACGATGAGCATTTTGTTCAATATAAGGAACATTATCTTGAAATGTATTAGCAAAAATAGGGGGAACAAAACCAGCATCAGAAGATAACTTCAATTTATTCAAATTCCACATCATGTCCTCTAAATCGGGACGATTCAAAGGAGCCCAACAATTTTCATAATTAACATGCTGGTGAATACCACTAGCAATAGAAATACCAGTAGTAGAAGGAAAATTTTGCAAGTCGACATTAGGAGTCAGAACAGTGCCATATCCAACTGGATAAGGCGCATTATTAGCTGCATAACTACCCCAATCAATCTGTGCATCAGAAGAAAACCGATGACGAAAATTTTGACAAATTGTGGTTCGAGCACCATGTGTACGATCTTTAACTAGATCAGATTCAGCTTGAATAATTCCAGACCATTGACAAACAGTTTGACCAGATTGCATTAAATTAGACAAAAAATTAGAAATGGGATCATAACGACCAAGACTTTTTTGCTTGTTTAAAACAACACCAGTCAACTTATTAGTACTAACAGACGGGATGAGATCCATCCCGATCATAGGTCGAGTTGAACCTTGAATATCACGCATAGTCTTCTTAGAAGACTTAGGCTGTGTAGTTAAGTTACACTTGTACTGTGTAGGTTTTTTATTAGGTTCTACGTTAATGGCACGCTCAGTACGTGCACGCTTATTAGAACCACCACTTCGTGAGGCACCAAAAGCCTCACTAAAATTCTTCTTAGATAATCCCATTTTTCCAAACTGTACGTCTTGATCTTGAGGATTTAAATAATTAGATAAACCGCTAAGTTGATCTCTGTTTTCCCAAACTCTTTTACCAGCTTCCCAATAAGGTACGAAATCTTCAGCAAGTTGATTTAAATCAAACTCTTCAGGAACGTCACCTTTAGACATTGTAAATAATGGTTACTGTTTATAAGCTTACATATACTGAACTAGGCTAAAATAACACATCATTTAATTGGGAGGATTAAAAATAGCGGCGTACTGGGTAACCACTGGTTCATCACCAAAAAGTTTAATCTCAGTAATACGACGTAACAATTGATTAATTGCACCATCTTCCTGAGAAGCCAAATTGTGATACATAACCTCAGGTCTCTTCGGAGCAGTGATATAAATAACTTTTGGACTCCAATGTACAGATGATCCTTTAACCTCAACAGTGAGGGGATAAGAATCAAGTAAACGAAGCAAAAGACCATAGGAAAACCAGTTAGCACGGAAATCATCAAATATTGAAATAGATTGACCTACATATCCATCAAACCAAGCGCTGCCTGGTATCTTAAGGAAGTATTCTGTAGTTCCAATCTCTTCAAAGACAGCTCGCGTCTTTCCACTGCCAGTGGATCCGTAGTACCAGAGAACCCGTGGGCGTT